CCAATATGTAAGTCATCACCACCATCTAAGGCTGTTCCAACAACTTCCGCTCCTGGGTCAAAAGCTTCGACTACTTTAAAGTCTCGTCTTTGCCAAGAATGGCGCTGTTCTAAAAATTTAAATACAGGGTCATTTGTTGCTTTTTTAGCTACTTTCGATAAATAAACGAAAAACGGGCTTTGTTGAGGAGCTAGTTCTGAAACTCTATCCCCAAAATTAAAGACTCTACGTGTATCGTCAATCGAAATACCGCCTGGCGTTGCCGCCCCAGCCTGGCCACTGTAAAAAGTACTATTTGCCATTTTCAATCTCCAATTAAATTAATCCTCTCTCAGCTGTCGCGTAGACCTTCGAGTAGGAATTGTTGTTTACCAAGGATTACTTTTTTTGTAATCACCAATCATTGAATCCATAATTGAATCCTCTGCAGAAGTTTCTCCTGGTTGTTGTGCTGGTAAAACTCCCATAGGAGACGCTACTTGCTGTGCTCTTTGTTGCTGTGTAAACACTTCACTAGGTTGCGCAGGTTGCGTATTTACTTGTGCACCACTACCATTCTTAATTCTCCAAAGTTCAACTAGGTTGTCCATAGATAAAGAATCTGGTTTTGACATGTCATTAACAAAAGATTTAGCTTCATCAGGATTTAAACCGTATTCACCTTGAACTTGAGTGTAAATTTTATTTACTTGTTGGTTCATTTGTTGTTGGGCTTGAGCTCTTTTGATATTTTCTACCCTTCGAGCTTCCTGTTTTTCTATTTTCTCTTTTACAATAGCAGAGTCATACTCTGTTTTAAGCTGTGTATATTCTGTCATATTATCACGCCAAGCTTCTACTTCATCTAAGTATCTCGCACTTGGACTATTCGGGTCATCAAAGGCTTCGCCTCTGTTAAATCCCGCTGGCTTTGCTGGTCTCTCAGGAGGTAGAGGGAATTGTTCAGCTTGTGGTTCGCTTACAGGGGCTTGCTGTTGAGCAGCCTGCTGTTGTTGAAGCATCTGAGCTTGCATAGCTTGAGTTTGTTGAAGCTGTTGTTTTAAAGCTTCGTTCTCATTTTTTGTTTTATCCGCTTCAGACTGCCAATATTGATAACGTCTTTCGTCATTACCTTGATTGGGGGCTTCAGCAGGAGTGCTAACATCCTCGTTTACAACTTGTTCCACAGGTGTTGTAGACTCTGTAGAACTTGGTGTTGTTGAACCTTCATCATTAGAAAAGAAAGCCTCTTCAACTGATAAGTTGGAGCCCTGAGATTCAGGGGTGTCCACATTAGTTTCGTCTATTTGTGCCATTATTTCTTACCTTTTTTTTTGGTTGCCTCTTTGCTACTAGAGGGTGAACCAGTTCCTTTAGCCGCATCAGAAATCTGACGCTTGACTGTAGCTAAGTTGTCATCCAATCGTTTTTCAAATAAGGTACCAGCTGATTGAGATTTATTAGAAATCTTATCGAGTTCTGTTTTAAATTTCTCAACTTCAACTCTTTTCCTAAGGTTGACCGCTTCTCTATCTCTAGTTTGCAAGTCGCCCTCAAGCTTTTTGATTTGTCCCTGGGCAGATTTTAATTGCGATTGTAATTGACCAATTGTACTTGTTCTTTCAAGTACCCCTTCCATATCGAACACTTCTGTTTTCTTTAGAACTTCTTGTTTATCAATAAGTCCTTTAGCATAAGCGTCCATATAAAATTCTAATTCTGCATATCTATTTGTTGGTAAAGTTCCACCACTTACAACTGATATATCATATTTACCTACTGTTATATCATTAATAACTTGTATTTCACCAGTTTTATCATCAACTAGTTTTTGATTTATAACATTTTTACTAATAGAATTATTTGGTTGAACAATTCTAAATACTTTTTGAGTATTATAAAGTTGTTGCATTAATGGTACTGCAACCTCTCCTACTCTACATAAAGCAGTTTCTATATCTGCTAACTTAGATTTAATTTTTCTTTGCCCAAATTCATCTAAGGCAATAGTAGCTTTATATGTTTCTGGAGCTGCTTGAACGCTTCCTTGCATAAGTTCATATAAACCTAATTGATGGTCAATATCTGTTTTAGCAGATTGTTCATTTGAATAAAGTTCATTAGGTAATGGACTAGGTTGTACAGCGACTGGAGGACCATCTGTTGGGTCATAAGGTATAGCCACACCTGGTTGTGCCCATTTTTCTTCAAATTCTTTCATATCTACACTACCTTCTGGAACTAATATTTTTGTATTAGTACTTGTAGTAGCGTGAGCTATTATTAAAGAACGAGTTTTATTTATATACTCCTGCAATCCTTTTACCATTCTTACGTCAGATGAAGGATATGGTGTACGCGTATGTAAATTACATAAAGGTACTATTGGGTAATTTTCTATAGGAAGTATTCTTGAATAAAGTAAAGTCTCTCCTATTATAATACATTGTTTTACCCTTGTTATCATAATCTTTACAATATCTATCTGTTTTTTCATAATAAGATATTGAAAATCTACTCTTTCAACTCTTACCTGAGGAATATCAGGTTCTGGAACTTCTGCATCAGGACCAAATCCTTCTTGTGCCATTTTTTGGCCTATAGCTGCTTTAGCTTGATATACTTGTTCTTCTCTTTTTTGTTGAAGCTGTATAGTTAATTCAGTCGCTTGCTTTTCACTTGTTATAACTTTACCATTTATAATCCAAGCTGGTCTTTGTATATATTGTTGAAATTCTTTTTCTTCTAAAAGCATTTCTTTACCTGAGAATTTCTCATATATTCTCATTTTAGGTACTTCTAGTTTATAGTATCTTTCATATCCACGAACATACTCACTTTGTTCATGTAGTAAACCTACATCTTCTGGAAAGAATACTTCACTTTGATTATCTCTACCAGTTTCAGGCATATTAAAATCTTGTTCACTATTAGCATCTTCTATTTCTTTTTTATATTTTGGATATAATTTTTTAGCTTGGTCTCTACTAAATAAACGGGATATTATAATATTTTCAGCATCATCAAAAAACTTGCTTCTACTATTAGGGTCTACATATACATCAAGAGGGTCTATATCGTGCATACAAACCTCACCTTTACCCATATCCATCATAGGGTCTTGATATACGTTAATATAACCTATACCCATAACATAGTAGTCATCTATAGCTTGTTTAACTACAGATTCACCATCTGATATATCATACATATATGTAAGTAAATTACTTAAAACTTGTGCTACCTTATTATCAGAATCTTCTCTAGGAGCACATCTAAATGATGGTCTTTTAGAAGTAAGCATAGCTTTTGCAGACTCAACAGCAGGATGTATTCTATTTATAACAATAGGGGCTTGACCACGTGACTCAAGAACTTCTGCTTGCTCTTTAGTCCATTGTCTCCCTAAACGAAATTCTTTATCCTCTTTAGCTTGTTTAGCCCAGGCATCTCGTTTTTTGCTGTAGTCTTTGTATAATTGCAGTGTTTCTGTTACTATTTCTGGTGTCTTTTCTTCCATTTTCACCTATTTTTTATCAATTTAATATACGATTATAAAGTCATCCAATCAAGCTTTTTCTTTGTATCTAACATATTTTCATCAACTTTTTCCCATTCTTTCTTTCTAGATGGCTTTGCTCCGTCTAAAGAAGTCCATATAGCATCCATAACATCATCATGTTTTCCTCTAGGGTAAGATAAAAACTCTTGTTGAGCTATATTATCTTGTGGTCTAAAATAAAAAGTCCCTTTAGCAAATAGTGGAACAAGAGAAAGTAGTCTTTCACTTTTTCTATTTCTTGGCTTTACACCCTTTTCAAGACCAGGTATGTATAAACTTTCTTTAAACATAAGTTCTCTAACAGCTGTTCTTAATGCTTCTTGATAACCAACTGTTTCAATTTTCATTCTCCTAGGCCTATACTTCTTAAAAACCTCAATAAGCTTTTGAGGCTGGTCTGCTGGAGAAATTCTATCCCTGAATATATCAATAATGTACTTATTGTTATCATAATCAATACCGATTGTAGAAACCACAAAATAATCAGCAGTGGAAGCAAGGCTGCTAGCAGGGTCAACTCCACAATAGACTTCGACTGGCTTAATCTCTTTCTCATCACCTTTCTCCTTTACTAAACAATTTTGTCCATTTATACGTTCAAAATCATAATGATGCATTTTTATCCATTCTGGTTTGAATGGGGCCATATCAGGAGATTGAGCTATATTCATATACTCTTGATAAAAACCGTTTAAATTTCCTACAGAGGCAAATTCTTTTTTTATATCTAATATACGTGACTTAGGAAATCTTTCGGGCCATATACTCTTTTCGTCTTCATCCCATATAGAGAACCATAGCGTATGCCATGCAGGTGAATCTTTAGCCCAATATAAGAAACAATCTTCAGATATTACAGTACCAATCATAGCTATTTTACCTTCATCTGATAATGATGGTATAACAGCTTCAGTAACCCATTTTCTATTTTTAGCTCTTGCTTCTGGAGTAAATGCATTTAACTCTGATTCAAAGTCGTCTACTATAATAAGATTAGGACGAGTGTCACCTTCAATAAATCCCCTAACTCTTTGTCCTGTACCTACTGCTATAAGCCTAGCTCCGTTAGCTAATACAATATCATTATTAGTCCATCTTTTGGCTGTGTTAGGACCTAGGT